GACCGAGACCATCATCGACAGCCTCGTGTCGAGTGACCCGGTCGATATCCAGTTCGGCTCCCTCGTGGGCCGTGACCCCGCCCAACCCAAGTGCCTGCGTACCGCGCACTACTCGGACGAGCTCCTGGGCCCGGTGCACCGGGACCCCGTCCCGGCGCCTGCGAACAGTGACGGCACCGTCACCTTCAAGCAGTACGCCTCGGTGCCGTTCATGCGCCTGGGCTACATGAACCTGACGCCCATCGAGAACGTGAACGCCGGTGACGGCCTCGTGGCTGTCTTCGATGGCAGCTCTAGGCTCTTCACCGGGTTCAGCTCGACGGCAACCCCCATCGACGGCAACCGTCGTCTCGTCAAGGGCATCAAGTGGGAGACCACGACTGCCGCCAATGCGTCGGAACCAGGTGAAGTCAGCTGCGGCTTCAACCAGGCTGTCAACTACATCACCTACTAGTCGGCCACCCAACCCTCAAACGAAACAGGAGAAATAGCTATCATGATGAAGAAGATTCAAGCCATGGACTCGGGTGGCCGCCTGGTCGACGCCCAGGTGGACGAGCTCCGCTATCGCGCCTTCGATCAGATGGTGCAGGCCACGCCACAGCTGCACATCAACCCATTCGGGGTCGGCGCCATGGATGCAGGCGAAGCGATGAGCTTCCTCGTGTCTCAGTTGGCGTACACGGAACCGGAGGTGTTCAAGAAGATGTACACCCCGACCCAGGCGGAGCAGTTCGTTCCGCAGAAGTTCGACGCCGGTGAGGCGGTGGACACCATCCGCTACGAGGTCATGGACTTCGTGGGCGACACCGACGATGAATCACCCAAGTCGAACGTGACGCCTACCGTGGACGTCGCCTATGCCCAGGTGGACTTCGGCGTCAGACCTGGCCAGATCGGCTATGAGTACTCACAACACGACCTGCGGGTGACGGCATTCCTGCGCAAGCCTCTGCCCGAGGCCAAGCTGTCCGCAGCGATCGACGTGTACAAGCGCCGCATGAACAAGGTCGGCCTCTTCGGCCGCGCTGAGTATGGCTTGTACGGTCTCGCCAACAACCCCCTGGTGCCCCACGGTTTCGTGCCGTACGGCAACTGGACCGGTGCGTCGGACACCGACCAGATGCTGGCGGACCTCAACTACCTGCTCTACCTGACGTGGGTCGGGTCGGCGAACAACGAGGTCGGCAACCAGATCATCCTACCGCCCCGGGCGTACACCCTGGCCCAGCAGCGCCGGCTGCCCAACACACAGGTCACCGTCCTGAAGTTCTTCCTCGAGAACAACCTGGCGGTTGACCGCGGTGGTTCGGTCGACGTCGACCCCGGGTATGGCTTTGACACCGCCGGTCCGAACGGTAGCCCCCTCGCGATGGCGTACGTCAAGGACGACCGCCACGTGGTTCAACACATCCCCATGCCGTTGCGCTTCTTGGCGCCGCAGCCCGAGGGTGTGATGATCAAGATCCCGGGCGAATACCGCTACTGCGGCACACACATCCGGTACGTCAACAGTGCCGTGTACGGATACGGCCTGATCGCGAGCTCGTAACTCGCACCAACCACACGATAAGGAGGACCAATAGTCATGAGCAAAACAACCATTGTGGCAAACACCACGGACGCGGCCGTCTACCTGCCGCTGGGGTCGAAGGACGACATCACGACCGTCACCGTTCCGCGCGCCATCAAGCAGAAGGTGAAGGACGAGAAGACCGGGGATGACAGGATGGTAACCACGCACGGCACCAAGGAGGTTGACAGTGACCTCCTGGCTGACCTGCGGTCCACGAATAAGGTTGTCGCTGGCTACTTCGCCAACGGTCGTCTGAAGGAGGTCGGGTCCGGTCCTCCGCCTAACCCCTCCAACCAAGGCTCCAAGGGCAAGTAGCCAGCGGCAACCACCTTAGAGAACCAACATGAACGCCTCCGACGTAAAAGCCACCCTCCCCGAGCTCGGGCCGGTCGACGACGTGATCGTGCAGCGCCACATCACGGCCGCTGACCCGTTCTTCGAGCCCTCGGTGTGGGGTGGCTTCTACGTGCGGGGTCTCAGTTGCTTCGTCGCTCACAGCATCGTCATGGAGCAGGTCCGCGGCGGGTGGAAGGGCCTTGCCCAGGCCATGACCGACGCCAAGGGCGTCACCTCCAAGAGCATTTCTGGTGCGGTGAGCTGGGGCATCGACAGCAACGTGCTGCAGCTTCAGATGAAGGACCCGATCTACAGGACGACCTACGGTCAGGAGTACGCGTACCTCCGCGACCTCGTGGGTATGGGCGGTGTGGTGGTCTGATGGACTTTCACGATCTCATCTACGATGACGAGCTCGGTAACAAGAGCTTCGTCCGACGCCGTCCCACCGTGGTGGATGACCCAACGTCAGAAGGCGGGGTGGCCACTACCTACGTCGACACCCCTCTCATCGGTGCGATCGCGCCCGCCAAGACCAACGACGCCGCCTGGCTCCCTGAGGGTGTACGCATCAATGACGTCGATTGGTTTGTGTGCGAGGAGGAACTTAGGGCTGGTGACGGTATAGCAACCATCCCTGACCTCATCCTCTACAACGGCGTCACCTACCAAGCGCTTAAGGCGAAGGACATGTCACCTTGGAACGTGTACATGGTCCTCGCGCAACGGGTGGCGGTATGAGCCTGCGCATCATTGAGAACACCACCGCCAAAGGCCTCGAAGCTTTGGCGGCGCGTCTCAAGGCGGGTGAGTTTTACGTCAAGGTTGGCGTACCCGACGATCCGGCGGTGAACGAGGCTGGTGAACCTAGCAAGGAGGTCACCCTCGGTGACACCGCCAAGTGGCTCGAGTTTGGTACCGACAAGGCACCGGAACGCCCCATCTTCAGGAACGGTATCAAGAACAACATCGGTGAGCTCCAGCGGCTGGGTAAGGTGAGCCTTATCCTCATCGCTCAAGGCCAGGCCACCATCAGCCACCAGCTGGGCCTCATGGGGGCGCTCGCCGCCGGCCGCATCAAGCAAGAGTTTGGGTCCTCAGAGCTCGCCCCCAACACCCAGGCTACCAAGGACCGCAAGGGTTCAAGCAAGCCTGGCATCGACACCGCGCAGACCAAGAACAGCGTCACGTGGGAGGTCATCGGCCATGACTGACCAGGTGCACGACTACATGACCGCGGTCAACTGGCTGGTACGCAGGACCTGCCGCGAGGTCTTGGGTGTGGTGCCAGGGTACTTCAAACCGGCGCGCCAACGCCGTCCTGCAGGAACCACCGCCTACGACTTCGCCACGGTGAACATCACCAGCAGCGACCTAGTATCGGTCAACGTCAGCAGGTTTGGTGTGACGGATCCGCTGGTCTACGGGTACGTGCCTGCGTATGCGACCGACCTGGTGGAGCTCGTGGACCCGCTTGACCAGTTCACGGCGTCCATCAACTTCTACCGCTCGGGTCAGACCGACGTCGCGGGCATCGCGGTGGCGGTGGCTCAAACCATGGGCCGCGCCCGGACGCTGGTCAAGCTCCTTGAGTCGTCCGCCGCCGCGGAGCGCATGCGCGCCTACGGCTTGGGGTACATCACCGCAAGCAAGTGCCGTGACCTTTCTGCGATGGTGGATGGTAACTTCGAAGACCGGACCCAGGTGGACCTTGATTTCTACGTGTCCGACCCGGTGGTCATCGCCATCAATGCCATCGCTGAGGTGGACATCACCACCAAGTTCCAATCACAAGCAGGTTTGATAACCGCCCAAGCTGAGGTGTCCTCATGAGCACAGTTCCTGTCAAGCGTATCGTCAACGTGACCGTCAACGTCGCCGCAGCCGCGCCTGCCGCCCCCACCTTCTCGCTCGGTCTGTGCCTAGGAAGCTCCACGAAGCTGCCGGCGTACAACCGGCTGAGGACCTACGACGACATCCTTGGTGTAGGCGCTGACTTCGCCACCACCGACGAGGAGTACAAGTTCGCGCAGCTGTACTTCGCGCAGTCGCCCAAACCCGACCAGCTGATGATCGGCCGCCGGTTGCTTGCGGCCACGGCTGGAGCCCTCAAGTCAGGCATCCACAGCACCACCCCGGCGACGTTCACCGCGGTGACCCACGGCGGGTTTGACATCAGCATCAACGGTACCAACCACCCCATCTCGGCGTTGGACCTGCACCTGGCGGCAGACCTTCCTGGTGTGGCGGCTGTGGTACAGACCGCTCTGAATACGGCGCTCACCGGTACCACCTGCACCTACGACGGCACCAACTTCGTGGTGACCTCGCCAACCACCGGTAGCGCAAGCTCCGTGGGTTACGCCATCGCGCCCTCTACGGTGACCACACCGGCTCAGACCGACCTCTCGGTGCTGCTTGGGTTGGCCGCATCCGCGGAGGCAGTACGGATCCCGGGTGCCAACGTGGAGTCGGTAACCGACAGCCTTGCCGCGCTTGCGCTTCAAGACGGGTCGTGGTATGGGTTCCACTGCACCAAGGAGGTGGGTGACACCGACCTGCAAGCCGCATCCGTCTGGGGCGAGGCGGCCGGTAAGTTCCACTTCGTCACCTCGTCGGATGCGCCCATCTTGGACCCGACCGCCACCACCGACCTGGCCAGCGTTCTCCAAGGACTTCAGCTCACCCACACGCTGCTGCAGTACAGCTCCACCAACCCCTACGCGGCCGGGTCCGCGATGGCGCGCGGGTTGCAGGTGGACTTCGCGCAGATCAACAGCACCATTACGCTCATGTTCAAGCAGGAACCTGGGGTCACTCCGGAGAACCTGACCGCGACGCAGTACGCCACGTTGGACGCCAAGAAGGTCAACTACCTGGCGACGGTCTCGAACGGTTTCATCATGCTGTTCAACGGTGTCACCCCGTCGGGCCGGTTCTTCGACGAGGTTATGGGCCTCGACTGGTTCCAGGCTGACATGGCCAACAACGTCTTCGTCGCCCTTGCCACCAGCCCCACCAAGGTTCCGCAGACGGACAAGGGGATGGTGGTACTGCTCCAAGCCGCGAGCGTTACCTGTGAGACCGCCGTGCGCAACCAGTTGGCCGCACCTGGTGTGTGGACCCACGCGGGGTTCGGCGCTCTGAAGACCAACGAGCAGTTGCCGTTGGGTTACTACCTCTACGCGAATCCGGTGTCGAGCCAAAGCGACGCCGACCGGTCGGCCCGCAAGGCGCCGCCCACCCAGGTGGCGCTCATCGGTGCGGGCGCGTTCCAGGGCATCGACATCGCCGTCAACTTCCAACGATAAAAGGAGCGTGAACCATGCGAGTCTTCTCATTCCGCGACGTGACGGCCATCATCGATGCCGAGCACGAGGTTACCGGGTACGCGACCGGTGACGACGTCATCACCGCTGAGCGCAACGTCGATTCTGCCACCGCCACCGTAGGCGCGGGTGGCGAGATGATGCTGAGCGTCAGCGCCGATAAGTCAGGCAAGGTGACCTTCAAGCTCCTCAAGACGAGCAGCTCGAATAGGTACCTTCTGAACCGTCTTCGCACGCTCGAGCTCGGGAGTTCGGTCTTCCGGCCACTGAACATCGTTGTTCAGGACGTGCATCGGCAGGACGTCGTTGTCGGTATCGCTGGTTACGTCACCAAACCGCCGACCGTCAAGCAGGGCGAGAAGGGGGCTGAGCACGAATGGGTGCTCAACTTCCAGCGCCTCGAGATCGACCTCGGTGACATGATGGGCCTCGGTACGCCGTCGTCCACGGTCGAGAACCTGGGTTAAACCATGGCCATCAAAGAGGACCGATACACCACGGATGACCGCGTCTATCTCATCCGTCAGATGCCGCCCGTCAAGGCGGTCAAGGTGGAGCTTATCATCGCCAAGGCCGTGGGCGAGCCGGTGTTCAAAGCGTTCACCGCGGGTGAGGCCGCAGGGTCGGCGCAGATCATCACCGCCGCCATCGGCCTTCTCACCGCCCGCGTCTCTGAGGCGGATCTCCTAACCGCGATGACCGCGGTCTTCGAGCACGTGGGGATCGACGGTAAGAAGGTCCGTGTCTGCGAGGGTGGGAGCAACGCCGGTATCGACGAGGCCTTCCAGGGGAGGAACAAGGAGCTCTGGCAGGTGTTCCTCGCAGCCCTGAGGGTCAACTTCGCCGATTTTTTTCAAGGCGACCTCTCACTTTCAAGCCTGATCGCGACGGTGCAGGGGTCGACCCCATCATCTCAGCCAACCTCAACTGGTACCTCATCCGACCCTGCGTCAGTGAGCCAAAACTCTGCGACTTCCACCAGCTAGAGGATGACACCTATTCGATAGATGACCTAGCCATGTTCCACGAGATCCTCGACGAGATCGAGGAATACCGCCGCCGGTTGAAAGCAAAGGAGAAGACCACACCATGAGCGAGGAGTCCGGAGGGTCGAGCATCATCGGTAAGTTCTTCGTGGCTCTCGGCCTGAAGATCGACGATGCCGGCATCTCCAAGTTCAAGAGCCAGGTCGAGCACCTGACCCACTCGGTCGAGGCGCTCGGTGTGGCTTTTGGCATTGAGCTCATCCGCTCCGTGGGTGAGTTTGTGGAGCGTTCCGTGGGCGCGGCAGCAGCGGTGCAAGACTTCTCCGAGGTCACTGGGATGAGCGCCGAGAAGGTGGCCGCCCTGGGCCGGGTGGCGGTGGAGAATAGCTCGAGCATGGAAGCCATGCAGGGCGCGATCATGGGCATCAGCCGTGCGGTCGGTATGAGCGCCATGGGCATCGGCCGCCATGTGAAGTTGTTTCAGCAGTTGGGCATCGCCGTCAAGGACAGCTCTGGCCACGTGAAGACGGCGGACCAGGTGATGTCGGAGCTGGCGGACAAGTTCAAGGGCATGGACGTCACCAAGCGAAACGCCATCGCCGGCCGCCTGGGCATCGACCCATTGATCGCCAAAGCGATGGCCGACGCGGGGTCGGCGGGGTGGCGGGCCCAGGTCCATAACGCCATGGGCAAGGGCCTCCTCGACGCCAAAGACTACGAGCAGGCCGAAAGGACCGAGAAGACGTTCAGGCGGTTCCACATCCTGACGGGCCAGCTTACCACGCTGGTTGCCAACCAGCTTGGGCCGTGGATTCAGAGGTTGGTGACCTCCACCGAGAAGTGGTTGACCGCCAACAAGGTTGCCATCATCAAGCGGATCCACGAAGGCGGTCAGAAGCTCGCCGAAGTCCTCGGCCGCGTCTGGGAATGGGGTGAGAAGATCTGGTCGGTGATGACGAAGCTCGAAGGCGCTTTGGGACGGACCAACCTAGCCTGGACCGCGATGAAGTTCATGCTTGTGGCGGTGGCCGGCCTTAAGTTCTACGAGACGATCAACTCATTCGCAAGCGCGGTGAACAACCTGTGGCTCGCGATGACCAAGATTCCCATCAAGGCCGCGGCCATCGGGTTGGTCATGCTGGCCGTCGGCCTCCTGGTTGAGGATTTCATCGCTTGGCAGAACGGTGAGGAGTCGGTGCTCAAGGATTTGAGTGAGGAGTGGCCCACCGCCATCAAGGCCATCACTGGCGCATTGAACTTGATGCTTGGGGTGTGGCAGGACATCGTCCAAGCAGCCCGCGACCTGGGCATCCTCAAGGCGAAGGCGGCGCCTGATATGAGCACACCTGAGGGCCAGGCCGCACGGGCGAACTTCCTCCAAAACATGAGCGCGGCGCCGATGGCGATCGCCGGCCAGCTGCCGCAGATGCGCGGCGGTGCGGCGGTGAGCCTTGAGCAAGCGTCGTTGCTCCAACTTATGAACGCCAAGGGTGCTCAGGGGTCGGGTGGCAGTACGTCATCCATGATGGACGCGGCGACTGGGGTGCAGATGGGGCTCCTCCAGCTCATGGCCGCGAAGGCCGGCGGGGATACCGCTTACATCAGCGGCAACACGGTGGTTGTCCAGGCTGACACACCCCAGCGCGCCAAGGAGGCCGGTACCTCGGTCCGTGAGGCCTTGTCCACACAAAAGATTCGCAACTACCAACCGAGGACGAGGTAGTTAGATGTCCTACCAAGACCTACACCATAGCCAAAAGCGTCAATGGCAAGCCCTGCTAGCCGCACTAGGCGACCTACCAGCAGGTGGTCTTACCCCCGTCCTGCCTCCAGAGCTCGCCAGAGAGGTACCATCACTCCGCCAGGTAAGCGGTAGTAGGTCATCCACCGTCGCAGAATCACAGGCGGGAGGTGACGCATGCCGTCAGTGATGGTCTACCGGCGCTTTTTCGGTGGGTCTGATGCCGCGTCTTGGTCGCGCACCTTTGACGTCGTGGAGGTCGAGGAGACCGTGCTCGAGACCGAGGTGACCGACAACCCGGTAGAGACCGGTGTGTCCATCGCCGATCACGCCTTCGACAAACCAATCAAGCTCACCATCACGGCCGGCATCAGTGACCTAGCCCCTCCCGGCAAGGACCAGGATGACTTCGCCGCGGTGGGGTCGTCGCGTAGTGTAGCCGCTTACGCTTGGTTGGACCAGGTTCGGCGGGCCCACGAACCCTTCAGCGTGCAGACCGGCCTTTCTCTGTACCCGTCGATGATCATCACGTCGTTTCGAACGAAACAGGACAAAGACCTCAGCCGGGTGCTCAAGTTTACGTTGGAGTTGCGTGAGATCATCTACGTCACCACCCAGACCGTGATCTACCCCGCCAAGCAGACCAAGACCAAGCGCTCGGTGGCGGCCAAGAAGGACGACGGTGAGAAGGAGAGCGATGACCTCACCGACGCACAGAAGAAGAAGGCCAAGAAGTCCTTCCTCAAGATGGGTTTGAACCTGCTGGGCGTCGACACCACCCAAGGAACGGTCATCCAATGATCGTCCTCCCACTCACGTCTGACCCTTACCGCACCTTCACCACGGTGGTGGGTGACAACCGGTATCAGGTGACCACGCGGTGGAACGACCGGTCAGGGGTGTGGTTGATGGACATCGACGACCCGAACACCGGCGTGAGCCTGGCTGCAGGGATGCCGTTGGTGCTTGGCGCTGACCTGCTGGCAGGTTTCGCACCACAGCTGGGTAGCTTGATCGTGGTTGACACCAACGCAGAACCGGGTATGGGCACCGACGCTGGCCCGGATGACCTAGGCGCGCGGGTTCAGGTGATGTGGTTCAACCCTGGTGAGGTTTCTAGTGCTTGACACCCGCCAATGGATCCGCACCTCGCGGGTGGTGGTTGGCAAGCAATTAACCGCCAACCTGAACAGCGGCCTTTCTATCACTGACCTTCGGATCAAGTACACCGTGGAGAAGTCGCTTCGTGGGCCTCCCAATACCGCGAACATCTTGATCTACAACCTGACCCCTGCTAGGTCGGCCCAGATCAAAAACGAGTTCGACGACGTGGTCATCGATAGCGGCCACGTAGGCAACAGCCGTATCGTTTTCCGCGGTAGCATCAAGTACCCGTTCCACTACCGAGACACCAACGATTGGATCACGGAGATTCAGGCGGCGGACGGGGACAAAGACTACAACGCGATCGTGAACACCACCATGGCGGCCGGCGCTTCATCGTCCGACGCCGTGGACCAGATCCTAGCGGCAATGCCCAACACCCGCCGTGGTACGATCCACGTCAACCCGTACCAACACCTTCGCGGCCGTGTATTGGCAGGGCCGGTACGCCAGGTGCTAGACCGCTTGGCGCGAGAGAATGGCGCGGCGTGGTCGGTGCAAGACGGGTCACTTGACATCATCGCCGCCGATGCCGCATTGCCTTCAGAAGCGGTGGTCGTGAACTCCAACACCGGGATGATCGGTGCACCCGAGGTTTCAGGCAAAGGCATTCGCGTGAAGATGGTGCTCAACCCGCAGGTGCGCATCAACGGTTTGATCATCCTGGACAACAATAACATCAAGATCCAAGCGCTGCAGCAGTACACCAACGGTCCCAAGGTCCGCGACAAGAAGCTGGTCAAGCTTGACCCAGACGGTCGTTACAAGGTCTTCAAGCTGAAGCACGAGTGTGACACCCGTGCAGATGGGTACACTGAGGTGGAGTGCATCGCCTTTGGTCAGCATCCGCCTAGACCAGGAGCGCGCCGATGAACACCGACCCAACCATCAACCAACTACTGGACGACACCGAGCAGCTGGTCGGTAATGACGAGGACGCCGACCGCAACCTAGTCCACGGGATGCTTCTCGAAACCCACACCTTGTTGCCTGGCGTGCTCGTGAGCTACAACAACGACCAGCAAACAGCCGTCTGTAAGCCCGCCATCCGGCGGTTGGTGGTCGATACTGGCAAGATGCTAACCCTCCCGCCGTGTGTGGACGTGCCGGTGTTCTTCCCCGGCGGTGTTCTGACCTTCGACATCTCACCGGGTGACTCGGTGGTGCTTGCCTTCTCTGAACGGTGCATCGATGCCTGGTGGCATGCGGGTGGCGTGCAAGACCCGGTTGAGCTTCGTCACCATGACCTGTCGGATGCTTTTGCGCTCATCGGCTTCCAACCAAAACCGACCGTGCTCCAAGACGTCTCGCAGGCAGGCCCCGAGCTCCGCACACGCGACGGGTCCAACCGCGTCTCGGTGCGTAAAGACGGAACGGTCCACATCGGATCTGCGGCGTCGGCGTCGCTGCTCTTGCCGATGGTCAATGGTGTGGTCCTAGCAAGCGGCATCGACACCCTCACCGAGGTCCCGTTTGGGTTGCTCGGCGATAGCTCCGTAACCGTGATGGCAAAACCATGAACCTACGACGACTAGATGCACATAACGACTACGTGATGGGACGCGGTGCGACAGGCCGATTAACTGACGCGGACGCGGTGGCTCAGCTGGTACAAACCAACCTCAAGCTTGCCTGGGGTGAGTGGTTTCTGAACGCCACCACCGGCGTGTCTTGGTACGACCTCGGCGACGGCAATCAGGCCATCTTTGGTGGCCACGCCGATCAAGCGTTCGCCGAGGCAGAGCTGAAGCGCGTCATCCTGAGCACCAACGGGGTTTCACAGCTTACCGCCTTCAAGCTCACGCTTGACCATGAAACGCGCCGGGCCACGGTGTCCGCTACCATCGTCACGGTGTACGGTGTACCTACCGCCTTTGAGGTTGTGCTGCCATGATCAACATCCAAGTCACCGATACCGGTTTCGTGCGTGATAACCTCACGACGATTCTCAGCAAGCTCACGGAGGCGGCTCAGACCATCTTTGGGGCTGATGTGGACCTAAGCCCGTCCACCCAAGACGCACAGCTCATCGGTGCCTTCGCCGAGGCCATCGACGATACCGCCCAGGCGGTCGAGGATGTGTACAATGGCCGCAACCCTGACGTCGCGACCGGCCAAAACCTCATTTCCACCAGCCGGTTGAACGGCGTCAACGTGATCCTTGGGTCCTACTCGACCGTGAACCTCACGGCCATCATCACCGCAGGCGCAACGGTTCCAGCCGGGACGTTGGTACAAGACGTGAACACCGGCGCCCAGTATGCCTTCGACATCGACACCACCGGGCTTGGCACCCCTCAGACGGTTTCATGCACCGCGGTGCAGCAAGGGACCACCAGCCTCGCTGGCGCGGTCACGCAGATCACAACACCGACCTACGGCCTGGTCTCGGTCGTCAATGCAGCAGCCTCCTCGCCCGCCACCGCCAAGGAGACAAACGAACAGCTCCGGTTGAGGCGGCGTCAGTCCACGGCGATGCCCACCCAAGGGATGCGGGACAGCGTCAGAGCCGCCCTGCTGGCGGTGCCGGCTGTTGGCTTTATGAAGCTCTGGGAGAACGACACCGGCATCGTCGCCAGCGCCAAACCAAACGACTTCGCCTTGCCGGCCCACTCCATCAGCGCGATCGTGACCAGTGGTGCCGCGGCCGCTATCGGCACAGCTATCATGCAGCGTAAAAGCCTCGGGTGTGGTACCGCGGGCGACCAAACGGTGGTCGTGGGCGACGCGCTTGGAAACCCGGTGGTGATCAAGTTTCGGTACGCCACGCCGGTGAGGGTCTACATGACCATCAACTACCGCGAGCGCCCAGGCCAGGGGTTTGGTGCGGGTGGTGGTGAGGACGCGGTGAAGGCAGCGGTCGCCGCTTGGGTGTTGACCAACCAACAACCCGGCGCGGACCTCCTGACCTCGCACCTCATGGTCCCTGCACTCGGCGCGGTCACTGGTATCGATACGCTCCCGGCCTTCATGATTGAATCGGTGCTTCTCGGCAGGACCGCGGGCGGTCAGGTTGCCGCCGACCTAGCTTTGGCCTTCAATGAGCAGGCCACCCTGGCCTTGGCTGACATCACGTTGGTGGTGGTATGAGCAGCAACGTCATCAACCACGCCGCGTTGGCGCAGTCCCGCGTCGTCAACCAATATCAAGGGTCGCCTAGGTTCATGGCTTGGGTGGGCAGGGTATGCGAGGCCTTCGATGACATTGAACGGGTGCTTTTGGTCATCGCCCAGCTTGACGACATCGAGGCGTTGGATGCCTACGGCAACTACGTTGTGGGGGGCGTCAACCTGGACGTGGTGGGTGCTCGCATCGGCCAACCGCGGCGGATCCCGGGCGCGGTACCACGTCAGCTGTTCGGGTGGGATGACGACGCCTCAGCCCTAGCCTTTGGCGAGGAGACCGACGAACGGCTTGGCGGCGTCTGGTATAACGAGGGTGAGACGCTGAACAACGACGCGGTCCTCGATGACGTCACCTACCGCATCGCCATCCGCGCTAGGAAGTACCTCAACACCTTGACCGTGGTGGACGCGCTCGACGTTTACGCCTTCCTCCAATTCGTGATGCCAGACTACGCATCGTGGGGTATCACACCCTTTCAGGTCTTTGACACTGGCGGGATGTCGTTTCAGATCGAGGTGCGCCGCGTGCCCACCATCCTGGAGGAGATCCTTCTCACCCAGGCTGAGATCATGCCCAAACCGGTGGGGGTAGACAAACCCCTCGTTACGTATTGGGATACCACCGTGTCCACCTTCGGTTTTGATGATGACCCGAACCCCACCGCGGCGTTCGGTGAGGAAACCGACGCCACTGCGGGTGGCGTCTTTGCTGAGGAGATCCACCTATGAGCACCCCAACCAACCCATCTACACGCCCGGCCATCTGGGCGGAATCAGGCACCGTTGTTTCGCCCAGCACCGGTCTGCAGCAAAGCGGGTACGTCGCTGGGAAACCCGGGCGCGGGGTAACTAACTGGTTGCTCAACTGGCTTGACAACGCCGTGCAATGGCTCCTCGTGACGTTGCTCATGGGAATCACCAACTATGACGCGTCGAAGGACTACGCGGTGGGGGCTCGAGTCCAGGACGCGACGTCTCACAAGACGTACCGTTGCACGACAACCAATGGTCCCGGCACCGCGGTGAAACCTGTGACCGACACCGGGTTTTGGATCCCATGGGGCCACACTGATGCGGAGGTGAACTCGCAGGTAGATGCCAAGATTGGAACCCTGTCAGGGCCGGCAACCACGCTCACGCCAAACAACGGGGCTACGGTGTTCGACGCACAGCACTTCAACGCGCCAGGCACGACGCACAAGCAAATCGCTTTCAGGTTGCGTGTCGTCGTAGGTTCGTCGTTCTCAGCCGCGGTAACGTTGTCAGACGACGCTCTCTTCAACACGGGGGCGAAACATGTCTTTGTTTCAATCACCGACACGCAGTTCCTACCAAGCGCTGTTGGGGTTATTGGGTGGCTTACTAGTGGTGCTGTCATCAACGTGCTGGTCACGGGTACGATGGGAACCGCCACGGCTTGCGACGTTGATGTGTTAGTCACAGGTTGGTAGGTCGATGGCCTCCGCTTGGCAAGCCACATACGCGCAGCTCGGGGCAGAGATCCGAGCTGCGAAGACGGCTGCCATCGCGGCGTTCATGGCCGCACCGGCCGAGTCCGCTATCGGAACGGCCGCCGCCGTGCCGCCCGTTCTGTCAAGGCGACAGCGCGGCGTTGCTGGGCTCCCGCTCTCCAGCGGGGACAAAGACAAGCTCTACACCGTCACCTGGCGGGCGTTGTCGCAGGCTATTCTTGGGCATGTTGGGCCTGTCTCTTCGGACGGTACGGTCACGTTCGGCATCGTCACAGATGCGAATGGCGTTCCACAGCTCGACATCAAAGCGGTGGGCGCGACGGGCGGCGTGACTTCGAACTTTGCGACTGCCTGCCACTACAACTTCTGCGACGGCAGCGCGGGGGCTGGGGTACCGCCTCCGCTGGACAACATCATCGTCACGGGTGGGATCAATACGACGTTGTTTGGTGTGCCTTGGACTTACGCCGCCGGGGCGTACAACAGCCAGTCGAGCTACGGCCCTGTGATCGGCACTGCCGGGTACTCTGCCCGCATAAACGGTGGTGCATCCTTCATGCCGGTACTCGCCGTGCCACTGTCTGCTACCGGGCTTCCGGCACTGGCTTTGCTGGATGAGTTCTGGGTGTTCGTTGACGTGTCTACGTCGGCAAGGTTCCACCTTGGTGTGGGTACAGTGCAATCAACCGCCACCGGGGGCGGCGACCCAACAGCCTACCAGCTTCGCGCCATCAAAGATCCCAGTGGCAACGTCTACGGTGGCTTGCGCACTTTGAGCACGGTACACGAGTGGGGTGGATCTGGTGGTGTGGTCGGTTCTATCCTGGCCATGCGCGTGCTTCACGACGGCAGCGCGGAGATCTACACGGGCGACGGCACCCTGGCGCAAACGTCTGCGGTTTTGCGTGGAGCCATGAAGTTGTGCGCACGACTAGTACCATCACAAACCGAGGTTACAGGAAGCGCGGCTTCGATGTGGACCGACGGAACACCGTTGTACGTGTCGTTCTTCCACCTCGCGCCCGGCGGGTCTTATCCATATCTCACAGCCGTGCGGGGCGTGCGTATTGACTACGCGCTGGCGGGTGTCGGCGTACCGGGCGATGTGGGTGGCATAGGTCCGACGGGTCCGGCTGGCGCTACAGGACCGGCGGGTGCTACGGGTGCGACAGGGGCAGTAGGTCCGACGGGGCCGACGGGTCCGACAGGTCCGACGGGTCCGGCGGGTGCTACAGGGCCGATCGGCGCTACCGGCGCTACAGGCGCCACAGGCGCAACCGGTGCGGCAGGGGCCAACGGAGTCAACACCCTGCAGACGCGCCAGCTGCTTGGCGGCGCGGACACCAACACGTCGAGCACGCCGAAGGTCGGCAACAGTGTTTCGCTCGACACCACGACGATGCCCGGCTACACGAGTTTTGTGCTGACTACGGTGGCTTTCGTGAATCGCACCGGGGCGACGGGTACGATCTACCTGTACAACCTGACGAACGCCGAGGTTGTCGGTACGGCGATCAGCGTGACTGTGAACGGTACACCAACCAAGCAGACGTTCACCTACACGCTAGGAACTAGCGCCGGAAATCTACGCAACAACACAGGCGGGGCACTGTATGAGCTGCGATTTGCACTCACAGCGCCGCTGCCGACTGACGTGCTGACCGTCTCGTCAGCAGAATTGGTGATTTCCTAATGGCTTCAGTCATCCCAACGTTTGTTAAGACCTGGTCACTGGTGCAGAACCAAGCCTATGCCACCAGCAGCGTCACAGCCACCGACAATAAGGCCATGACGTTGAACATCGTCAACCAGCTGATCACGTGGGGCTGGACGGTTTCGGGCTCGGGAAGTACGAACTACGGATCGGGCGCACGCGACGGAACAAATCGCTGGCGGACCATCGCGGACATCGTTGCTTCCGCGTGGATTGAGTTGCACAACGGAACGATGGGGCTCTACTTGGTTGTGCAAGGAGCGGCCGGAAACAACGGTCAGTTCTCTTGGACAGCTTCCTATGCCGGGTTCAGCGGTGGCACGCCCTCAACCACAGCACCCGGCACCGCTTCTGATTCGTTTGCATGCAACTACAACAACGCCACCACGTATCCGATCAGCAATTCGGCATTCACGGCCAAGTGGCACGGCTGGGCAAGCTCGGACGGGACGATCAATCGGATCGTGGTGCACGTCGGATCAAAATCTGTGTTCCACCTTCACGCGGAAAAGCCCGTGGCGACTGTTGCGGGATTCCCGAATAGCGTCATCACGGTTATGGATCAAGGCAACAACGCCGCAACAGCCGCCATGATGGTGATCGGTGTTTGGTTCACCGGCGGCAACGGGGGTTGGTACACCTACTACTCTTCCGCGCGCCGCGCGCTCTTTGGCGTGATGCCGGCGTTCGGCGCTGGCGCCTCGGTACAGAGCCAGACCATCGCCTGCCCAGTCGACGGCAATTGGTCATTGAGCAACATTGGGTGTGGTGTCAACGGTGCGGTCGCGTTCCAAGGCTTATTTTTTTGGTTCACCGACCTGTGGTCGGTAGCCAGCAGCTTGCAAGAAGGGGCGGCGTTACCGGCCACAGGCGCTCGGCAGGTCGTCAAGTGCGGCGACTTCGTATTGCCGTGGTCCGACGTGGCGATGGCGGTGATCTAGTGGCGGAGCAGCGCATAGACGGCACCGGTTTCAACAACGCCCCGAACCTGGTGTTGGGTGGCTCCGTGCACGCGACCGACGACCGGGCAGACGGCGAGAGCTTGCTGACGACGTCGGGTGTTGCTGTCTACAACCAGGTTTGGACCATGCGCGCGCGGTCGGCGTCTCTCGGTCTGTTCGTCACGTGGGCCGCGCCCATCCTTGACTCAAGCGCCGCGTACTATACCGGGCTTGGCGCGCCTTTGAGCGACATAGTTCAGCTGAAAACGAGGTAACACACATGTCTCATGAAAATCCATTCGGCATCATCGACCCCATCTCGGACACCGGCGAGCAAAACGCTTTGGACGAGACACCACCTCCTCACAAGTTGAGCAACGCCTTGAACGAGACGGCCACGGTAGGGTATGTCCAACGGTATGTGGGTACACATCAGCGCTGGTGCCCCGCACTGCGCGTGCTGCGACGATGGAGCCAGATCGCGTGTGTGCTACTGGGTGTGGTGCTCGTGTTGAACGTATGGGGTTTGGTCAGCGCGAAGGCTGTCTTCCAAGCGGCTGTTCAAGAAGGCGTCCGCCAAGAACTGCGCAGCCTTGGCCTCCTACACGCGCAAACCGGAGCACCTAGGTTACCAACACGTTTGGCGCAGGTGGGTCCTTGAAGTTCTGGGCGTTGTGTATGTTGGCCACGCTAGGGCCTCTAACGGGGGCCGGTGTGCTCTTATGGTGGCTAGCGCACGCTCGGCACGCAACGCGCGTATGGATAGGCAACGACAAGCAACAAGAGACCGCGTGGCGCCGCCGAGGAATCCGCAAGGGTTGGGCAATCGTGCAGCACGGCGTGTCTGCCGTGTATCCCGTCACCAAACGCAAGTTGCACCGCCTGTTGAACCTGTTGGGTGTACTGGTTGCAGGCGCCGCGGGGGCGGCAATCTGGGTGGCCAACCTACCGCTTACACTACCTCAGAAGGTGATCGGAACATGCACGCTGGTTTCGACGTTGCTCACCAGCGCAAACCTCGGTATACGTGGTGCCGACAAGTTCGTCGACCGCCTACCGATCCCAGAAACCGAGACCACGACGGTTTCTATCACGACCACCAAGCCAAGTGATGGGGTGCCGGAAGAAGCAGATCAGTTGGCCGTCACGGGCGTGCACGGCAAAGGCGACCTGCCATGAGCGTGATCTTGTTGGCACTTGGGCGTTTGTGGGCCTCGCCAGGTGTGCACAAAGGTTTGATTTTTGTGGGCGCGTGCGTAGCAGTCGCGGTTGCGTTCGCAGCCACCTACCACGCAGGCAAGGTGCGCGGGGCTGCAACCACGCACCTTGCCGATGTTGACCGCGAACGCGCGGCCGTTGCTGCGGCCGATGCAAAATATCGAAAACAGGAGATCGACAATGCGAACCGAATCGACGCGATCAGGGTGGCGTATACCAAGGCCGAAACGACAGCCGCGGTGGTGGATTCTGCGGCTGTTCGCGCTCTCGACTCTGGTGTTCGTCGGGTGCGCATCGCAGTCACCCGCTGTGATCCCAACCCCACCGCACCTGGCGCCACCCCCACCCGAGTTGATGACACCCCGTCAGCCGAGCTGCCGGGACCGATTGCTGCAACTCTTTACGCCATCGCCGCCGATGGTGACCAAGCCATCCGTCAGCTAACCGCTCTGCAGGCGTGGGCGCGTAGTGCGGTCGCGCTGTGCAACGGAGACCCGCAGAAGTAGGAGAAGACACCATGTCCAAGAGCGTACCCCAGAATGCAGCCTACCAATCCGTCGGCACCGCGGCCGACACCCTGGCCGACAAAGTGACGGCTTTCACGACCGCCAAGACCGCGGCCGATACCGCGAGCGCCAACCTGGTCACGGCGAAGACCGCACTTGACACCGCCTGGGTCGACTTCAAAGCCAAGGACGCGACCTTCGACAGCTTGATGCTCGTCGCCCCCGACGGCTACACACCACCTACCTAAACACCACACGGAGGCTACCCCATGACCGACGACGACCTGCGCGCAGAACTTGATCGGTTGCGAGATCCGAACGTCGAAGGCGACGTGCCCCACATGTACCTAGATGACGCAAAGCCGCCACACGGGCCGAACGTGACTACTGGTATAGGGTTTCTTCTCGCCAGCCTTACCGACGCGCATGCGCTGCCGTGGGTTCATGGGGTAGACCACTCACCCGCGTCGGCGGGTGAGGTGGCGCGCGAGTACCTACGCGTCAACAACATGCCAGGCGGGCTGCCTGCCGGGCGTTACAAAGGGCCTTTGGTGCTCCTACCCGCTGACGTCGATGCTGAGGGGTTACGGCGTCTACGCGCGATGGCCGACGGCCTGCGCAACGAGTTCGTGGGTTTTGAGACCTTCCCAGGCCGGGTTCAACAATGCCTGCTCGACCTGCGTTGGAACGTAGGTTCCCTCATGAGGTGGCGGGGCCTACGCATAGCGTGCAACTCGATGCCACCCGACTGGCAGGCGGCTGCACGCGAGTGCACGGTGGCCAACCCTGACAACCGCAAGCTTCGCGCGCTGCGCAACCAATGGCGTCAGTCCTGCTTCACGTCCCAGCTGGGTACAGGGTAACGAAGTCAGGGACCACGTCATCAAAGGCTGCATTGCCTAAGTCTATCTCGAACTCCTTCACCGGTGTTACGGTGAGCCTTTTGATGACCCCAGAGGTCGTACGTATTGGGCAGGCTATCAACAGCGTCTTTAGGTGGTCCGCACTGGCTCGTTCGCCGACCCACCCAAGGGCACCCCAACAGGCCGCCTCGTACGACGTCTGCGCTAGCCGTACCTTGAACTCCTCTTCAAAACGCTCGACCTTAGCGGGGTCACAGGTAGCCTTGGCGTAGGCGCGGGCCAACCCAAGAAAGCTGACCCACCGCGGGCGGTTCTTGGTGGGCGGTTTCTCCCGACCCACTAGACGTCCTCCCAGTACCCAAGCTGCTTGAGCTCCTCCGCAACCGCGTCGGTGATGCCACCATGGGACCAGAAGGCTTTAACGACGTCCGGCTTCCAGGCCGGATCTCCCACCCATGTCACTGGCCGGTGCTCTATCAAAGTAGCGTAGTTGCCAATAAGGTTGAACTCACTGATGTGCTGGCCAGGTGGTAGTGCGGCTACCGCGTGTAACCCGCCGATGTGGTCAAAGCAGCGGCGCACCAGTTGGACGGGGTACTGGAACGGGTGACGGCACATGGTTTCGTAGTAGGTCTCACACATGAGAAGTTGCTCCGTGATGCCGCGCCAGATGATCGCCTGACCGGCGTCGGCCCACGGGCGGGCCTCGATGAGCCCGTGACGGGTGGTAGGGTCGACGTCACGGATGAACACCAGGTCAGAGTCAAGGTACAGCGCCTCATCGGCCGAGGAGTACCTGTACGCTTCTAGCTTCGTGACCTGTTGGCCATTGTAGTCGTCGTCAAGGTTTGTGTCGCATTCCTCCAGCGCCACCGCTGTCACTGCGCCCGCATCAATCAAACGATACCGGTAGCCGTCCACCACCGGTGACACGTTGGCTTCTATCGGGGTCACCACAACTAGCTTGTTGAAGCCACGCGCGTGGCGAATGAGGCTGCGGAACAGGAATGGCAGCCACTTGACATCCTTGCTGTAGGTGCGGAGGAAGAGGTCGACGATCATGATCTACTCCAGATGTTGTTGATGGCCCAGCGGGCGTAACCGTAGACGGATGAGTCCTTGCAACCGTGCACCCAGGCCGTCTCGCGCGCCATGGGTGTGAGGCACCCAGGCGACCAGTCACGGGTGCCGTAGGCGTTCAAGATGACGTTGCATGCGCGGGTCTCACGGATGAGGACCTTGGCGTGGTGCAGGTCCCACGCCACTCCGGGCGGGCATGACAGCAAGCTTGGGTTGTCGCCGATGATGCCCAGCTCAAGGACGAGGTTGCCGTTGACGTGGGGGATTGGCGTATCCATCACCGCCCCGGTCACGCGGAGGTTCTGCGTGAGGGTCCTCTGGTGGGCTTTGATGAGCATGTCCAACCACCTTGGGCTGATGGGCCCGCCGTCGGTCTCACAGGTGAACACAGCACTGTGACCCCACGGGAGGAGGCCTTGGCGGTGCAGCATCCACAACCGGTTGACAGCACCTGCCCATAAGCCCCAGCACCCGTCGGGGTGGCCCACCTCGACCCGTGGGCTCTGGAGCAGCATGGTTGAGAACTTGGCGCTACAGTAGGCCTCGGTTCGGCGGGCCTCCTCGCTTTCGCGGCAGTCACCACGGCGCGCGAGGACCAGGATGGCGTCCTCGCGCCGTTTCGGTTCGATGTCGGCGAGGAGGCGGGCCAGGGTGAGGGCTTGGTCCTGGTCACCGTCCCAGTACTGGAGCATGATGATCATGGCGATGTCCCTACATACATTCTCTGCCACACGCGACCGCCCTTCACCTGCCAAAGTTCGTAGGCCGCATCCGCGTGCGGGTAGGACTCACCGAACACGATTCGGCGGCATGACGTGTTGAGAAGCAACTTCACGCAGGTCACGCACGGCGCCGTGGTGACGTAGCAGGTATCAATGAGCGCCACGTCCTTGCACTGGAGGAGCGCGTTCTGCTCGGCATGGACCGCCTCACAGAGCTCAAGGCCGGTACCACTCGGTAAGCCAGCCCCGCCGCATGGGCTCTCAGCGTCGCAGTGCTGAAACCCACGTGGTGGGCCGTTGTACCCCGTGGTCAAGATATGTCCCAAGCTGTTCACCAAGACGCACCCCACGCGCCTCCTGGCACAGGTGGCGCGTTCGGCGACCAGCGCCGCCATCCTCAAGCACCAGGTGTCCTTGTCCGGCCTCATCGCTGCCACGGCCCTGTCTTACGGCGCTCGGTCATGGTGGCCTCGAGCTCCGCCCGGAGGTAGTCCCACCTGGCTTGGTACACCGTGACCTCAGGTACGGGTAGGCAGGCGCCGCTCACCGGGGCACCGATGATGGCCGTAGCCGCCTCGAGGTTGGTCTGGTATAGGTGGGACGACGTCATGGTGATGGTCTGGTGGCCCAGACCAATGCGCTCACTAGTCTTGCAGATGGCGTTGTACTGACACGCCACGTTGACCGCCACCATCGCGAAACTGAACACGTCGTAGGGCACCCCCAACCAGGCATCCGATGACCGCATGAAGACATGCTGGTAGAGCCGACCGCCGCGGATGCTAAACACCATCGCAATGGTGCATGGGATGTCCTTGCTCGGCGCCGGGCACTGGGTCCAGATCGTGAGCGCTGCTTGGCGGGTATCCCGGTCGTGGAGGAGGCAGCGGACCACATACGGCAGCTGGGGTTGGATCCGCGGCCCATAGGCGCCGGCCAGGACCTTACCGTCATCACTGAACTCCCGCATCCGCGCGTTGTGCGCGGCTAAGAACTCCACGTCGTTGCGACCGGTGACGATCCACAAGGCCTCCGCCGCCATGAAGTGATAGTTGAGCTTCCGCGCTGGGCAGGTGATGACCGGGCGGTTGAGGTCTGTGGTCAGGTTGATGTGATGAAGCACCTCGCGGGTGTCCTGCCCGCGTGGCTTGACCGGTTGGCCACACTTGACTAGGATGCCCAGGAGGCTCTGCCAAGCCTCATCGGCTGACGGAGCCTCCATGCCGGGTTGCGGCCCAGGCACCATGTTGACCCCGATGTTGAGCAGGATGCTGTCACTTGCCATTGGCTAGTTCCTTTGTGTAGTCAACGTGACTCGTGGGCAATTCCGTCAGACCACCATGCCAATACAGGCGATAGACGTCCTTCAATTTCTGTTCGCTGTCCAAATACTCCGTGCCGCGACGCCGGTTGAAGTTGTCAAGGCACACCTGAATCGGTGGCGTATAAATGAGAACTTGCGTACGGCACAGACGAAACGCCGTTCCTTCCAAGAACCTCTTGTCCACGTCACTCACTCTGTTCGCGCCGGCACGGTGGACTACGCCGTAGATGAATTCACTGATCCAACACCGGTCCATCACAACATCGTGTAAACCCATCAAGGCTGGCGCCATACCGTTGAGGTAGTGGTGAGTGATGTAGGCCTCTCCAATGAATGGGCCATTGTGGACGTATAAAGCACCAGACTTCCTGGCGAAAGCGACAGCCGCGGTAGTCTTTCCACCACCGTCAGGACCTTCGTAGATGGTGATACTTTTCATGCTACTCATCGTCCACCTCCGTAGGGTCGACGGGGTCGTACCCGTGCTCGAGTAGGATGCCGCGGCCGTCGGGCCCTCGCCACCCGAGTGGTTTGATGAGGTCCACCTTGTGGCCGCGATGCCCCACCCCGCGGACCTTGGCCATGTTGGCCCTCATGACGTCGTCATAGAGCGCCGCCCATGGTAAGCCCATCATGACCGCCGTGCCCTTGGCGAAGACCACGAGGTCCACCAACGCGTCAGCCATCTCCGGGAGGTCTTGGTTGTTGGCCGCCAGGATAAGCTCCTCGAGCTCCTCACGAAGGCAGGCGATGCGTTCACCCATCTTGCGGCGGGTGAGGCGGGTGGGCTTGGGCGATACGAGGAGGCCGAACTGGGTGTGCATCGTCGCCACCTGGTTCGTCTCGTGGTCGTACGCTCGCGGCTCAGGCGTGGTGGGTCGGACATCGAAGACGGTTCTCATTATGATACCTCGTTGTATTTTCATCCCGGCTTACGACCTCATGTGCGAGACAAAATCCAACAACAATTACTTGAGTGCTCTGGGTAGAGCGGAGCCAAAAAACACGCTAAGACTTCGTGTGAGAACCACGTTTCATGAAGGAGGTTTACCAAATCACGATGTTCATTAGACATGTTTTTCATCATTGCTTGGTGTGTTGCAAAAGTGCCGACCACACGGTCGACCACGAGACCGGCTTTGTCAATGTCTTCCTTGAGCTCTTCGAACCGGTACTCGTGCAGGTGGTTCGCCGCCATGTGCTTCTCGTTGTAGACCGGCGTCGACAGGAGGGCCACGCCTCCCGGCGCGAGGCACTCACGGATGCCCTTGAGGAGCTTCGCCCCCTGGGCCTTGGGCATGTGCTCGATGACCTCGAAGCAGGTGATGACGTCGAAGGCAAAATCTTTGCCCCACTCCTTTGCCGTGTCGATCTTGAACAGCTCACGCCACCGCTTGGTGAAGTCGAACTCGTCAATGATGGTAGTCCACGCGATCGCGGTCTTCTTCTCGAGCTTGTTCATGTCGACGCCCACGTAGAGCGCGGGGACGTGGCTCTGCGACGCGCAGAGGACCCGCGTCATCATCTGGTCCGGTCCACAGCCGATGTCGAGCACCCGCATTCCGGCCTTGATGAACCGGAGCGCGTGCTGCCACCGGAACCAGTGGGCGGCATAGTCACGGTGCACGTACCGGCCGTGGCTTCCTGTCCGTAGGCTGCTCTGGTCGAACTCTCTGGCCCCGCGGTCAGTCCGTGGGTGCTTCACTGGCTCTTGGTATGTCTTGGGCTTCATCTCGGTCCTCCTCGGGCTATTCGCCTCGGTACCACGTCTAGATTTTGGCGACGCCTTTTTCAGAGTCTCAGGTCGGCACCCCACAGCCACCTAGACGTGGTGCCGCGGCGAACCGCGGGGCTTGCTACTTGCCGGGTTTCTCCGCCTTGGGGGCCGGCGGGTTCTCACCCTTCTTCCGCAGGTCGTTGCGGTACCACGTCACGTAGGACCGCTTCTCCTTGGTCACCTCGGGGTGCTTCTTCTGCACCGCGGCGAAGATCTGGTCGTCCGTGATGCCGCCCTTCATAACGAGCTCGCGGAACGTATCGGCCGGGCGGAGCTTCTTCTCCTTGGGCTCTTTCGGCTCTTTCGGCGCCTTGGGCTCCTTCGGCGCCTTGGGCTCCCTTCTTGACGCCGGCGGTGTTGGCCACACCAGCGCCCGCGACGCGCGGTTGGGCCGCCTTCTTGTCTTCGTTCTTCTTCATGATGGTCTCCCTTTCGAGTGAGGTGATGGTGGTGAGCTTCCCAAGCTCCTCTAGCGCCTCTTCGCTTCCGCCCGCGTAGGTCATGTGAACGACGTAGGTGCGAGCGGCGTGTGCTACGTCGGTGCCAACAAGAGAGGCTGGTGATGCCGGGTCCTTCTGGCTGTGTTGGTAGGTGATTCGGAACTTCGGCTGTGCCATGTAATAAACGTAGCACCCGCCTGAGTCCATAGGGATGTACCTCACCTCATCGTGCTTAGCCACACCAACCGCGATCGCGGTACGGCCTTGGACGTCCATCACCAACTCAGCTTTGTCGCAGGCTTTGAGCTGGTCCTTGGTTGGCGGTGGTAACACACCTGGCTTAGTTGTGTCTGGCTTCTTCGTCTTCATTGGTGCTGTTCTCCTCGGTTGATCTAAATGATACCACGCCTCGTTCGCGTTGTAAATGTTGCTGCGTGGTCGCGAAGCGCCTCCATCAGAGCCGCCTGCCCACGGCGCTTGGTGCTCAGCGCCTTGACCACCGCCTCATCGATCGTGTCGCGGGCTAGAAACCTATGGATGATGACCGCGGGCGATTGGTTTCCTTGGCGCCACGACCGGCAGTTGGTCTGCATGTAGAGGTCAAGGTCATAGGTCGGGGTGAACCAAGCTACGTGGCCACAGTTGGACCCTTGGAGGTTCAGCCCGTGTCCTGCCGACTGCGGGTGCACGAACATAGTAGAGATCTCACCGGCGTTCCAAGCACGGATGATCTCCGAAACCTCCTTCTTCGGCCCACGGAACGCCACCGACCCCTTAACCGCCTTGAGCAACCGCTCAAGCTCGTGCTGGTATTCGTACGCGACCAGCAGTGGTTGACCCTGCAGCTCCTCCACCAGGTCCACAAAAGCCTCGACCTTCGCGTCATGGATGTGGAGGACCCTGCGCGGCCCACGGACCTCTGGGAGGAGGCCCGTCACCGGGTCGGGCTGCACCCCCTCGTAGCAGGCACCGCCTGTGACCTGGCGAAGCTTGGTGGTCGCCACCGCGGCGTTGGCCGCTGAGATGGTGCCTTGGTCGAGCTCGTAGAGCAGGTCGGTCTCGAGCGCGACGTAGGCTTGTTGAGCCTCCGACGGCAGGTCCACCCACACGTTCTGCTCGACGAGCTCGGGAAGGTCTAGGTAGTCCGTCGCCCGCATGCTAAGCGCGACGTCACGGAGTTGAGCATAGATCCTCTTGTCCGCGCCAGGCTGTGGCAAGTAGGTGAAACCACCGAGCCCGGTGGGGTAGAAGTACTTGTTGCGGTAGTGGGTGATGAACTCCCCTAGCCGCTTGCCGAGGTCGATGATCTTGACCTCACCGAAGAGGTCGATGAGCCCGTTGGCCGCGGGCGACCCGGTGCCGCCCCATCGTCGCCGGAATGACCCCAGGTATGGCTTGATGAGCTTGCACCGCCTGGCCTTCGGGTGCTTCAGCTTGCTGAGCTCATCCACGATGAGGCAGTCGACCCCGCGCCGAAGCAGCGACCGGACGGGGATGCGGTGGGCCAGCGGCTTAGCCATGTTCCGCCGGGTAAGCCAGTCGAAACCATCAAAGTTCACCACGTATATGTCGGCGTCACGCTCGAGCTCGTCCTCGCGGTCGGGGCCATGGAGCAGCGCCACACGGAGGTGCTTGAAGTCCGACCACTTGCCAATCTCTCCCTGGATGGCCCAGACTAGCTCCGCGGGCCGTAACGGACAGGCCACCAAGGCCTTGGTCACGGATCCGGCCTTCTGCATGGCAACAAAGGCCTTCAAGAAAATGGCGGTCTTACCGAGGCCGGGGTCGAGGAACAGCGCCGCCTCGGGGTGCTCGATGAGCCACTTGACCGCGCGTCTTTGGTACGGGTGAGGGACCCACGGCTTTGACGTGTCGCTTGACCGTTGCGATGGCTCGCTGCACGTCCTTGGGGGTGCAGGGGCCGAGGCCAGACGGAGGAAGTCCGGTACTACCGAACTGCAATCGGCGTCGAACGGCAGCGAGAGCTGTCTCCGAGCTCCAGTGGGTTTCGATGTCGTATCCGAGGTGTTTGAGCTGCGCATGAATCTTCTCCTGAAGAGGCGAAAGGGCCTCACCGGGTCGCTTGAACTCGATGAGGAATGGGCGGCCACCAGGCATCCACATTAACCGATCGGGCCACCCGCGTGAGAACATAACATTGAGCTTAAGGGTTGGCACCGGGCATTTGCGCACGAAGCGCTGCTCGATCTTCTTCTCGGTCTCCTTCAATACGGGCATGGCCCGCCCTTGCTCTTCGAAAGATGACACCAGCGACAGTGCATCCCCGGGCGCGGCAGGAAGCTCGTATCGGCGAACAGCGGCTTGACCCGTTTGGCCCAGTAGGCCTTGGCTTTTTCCACCTCGGTCCTCAGCAGCTTGCGCTCCCGGGTCTCGCCCTGGTCGAGGTACCACATCTCGGCGAAGCTGACCTGCGGTGCGTGGGTGATGATGGACTCATCAAGGCACAAAGCCGCTAGGTTGTAGAGGTCGAGTTGGTCCAGCTTGTCCTCGTAGATGCGGCCGGTCTTCAGGTCCACCACGTGGATCCGCCAGTGCTTACCACCCTGCACTGATGGTTCCTCGAGCAGGAGGTCCATCTTGATGCGCACCCAGGCGTTCTTGGCGAACCAGTCGACCGGCTTCCAATCATTGTCGAAGGCCATGTCGCGCTGGGAGAGGACCGTTTTCCGGTTCTTGCGCATGAGCGCGAACTCTTCTGGGAAAGCCTCACAGCTCTTAGGCAGCGGGATGGTGTCTTTATTGAAGATGTACCGGTAGGCCTCGGTCTCGATGTCGCGCCCGCGTTGGAACACCGGTTTGTCGGGCTCGGTGTTCTTGAGGATGTGTTTCTGATGGGCCTTAAACGGGCACTCCTCGTACTCGATGAGACGGGAGAACGACCACGCGGTGAACTTCTTTATGACGCGGATTGGCAAGATGCACCTCTTTTGAGTTCTCTGAGTTTGAATTTCAACCATCTCTTGCAAACTGTGATACCACGGTCAGTGTAGTTCTTCTTCGCCAACGGGTACAGACCACGCACACGGGCGAGCATCGCTTGCCACGAACCGTATGTCGGGGTGTAACTCATACCGTGATTAGGCCCGCGAACTACACGCATCGCTTTCCTGCTTTGTCGTATGTCTTGAGCGTCGCCCAATCTGTTGGTGACCACTTACCCTCGGACAGCATCGGCACCGCGAACTCCACCGACTCCATGGACTCGCGGAGCAGCTCCATCCCGGCGTCGCGCTCTCGCCTAGGGAGGCTCACCAAGAGCTCGTCATGGGGGATGGTCAGCACCCGGTGGTTGGACGGTTTGACCTCCCAGTACCGGACGATCGCCTCTTTGGTGCAGTCCGCGGCCGATGGTTGGATGAGGTTGTTGAGCATGCGGTAGCCGTAGGTCTGCCACTTCTTCGCCCCGTTGGGCAGCGTAACCAACTTGGGCTCCTCGCAAAAGTACTCACGACCGCCCCAGGTCCGCGCCGCCTCGTGCTCCCGCTCGTACCGCTTGAGTACCTCCTGGATGTCCTTCAGGCCGGGGTAGATTTGCTTGAAGGCCTTGCGGAGCTGGTCGGCGACCTCGACCGTGCACTTGTTCTTGAGAGCGAGCTTCTCAAGGCCTAGGCCGTAGAGGATGCCGAAACCGGTGTTCTTCACCGGCTTACGGGTGAAGTTGGCGTGCAGCAGGTCGTTGATGAGCAGCCGTGAGTGCTCATGGAGGTCGATCCACGGGTTCTCGATGTAGGCCCTCATGAGGGCCCCGCCCTCGAAGTGGGCAAGGATGCGGTACTCCTGCTGGGAGTAGTCCCGATCGATGAGCACGTCACCGTCCTCGTAGGTGGTGACGTACCCCCGGATCAGTGGGAGGAACACCTTGGGCAATTCGATCGGAGCCTGGGGGAGCAGCGGGTGGTCGGCGTCGGCGAACAGCGGCTCTTCGAGCTCCTTCGGCACGTTTTGAAAGTTGGGGCTAGAGGAGAAGCGCCCCGTCTTGGTGCCATGCTCGTCGCTCCTGGTGCTGTGCCACTCGGTGAAGATATACCCGCCCGACCGGTTGGCCGTCTCAAGCCATGGTTCCATGAAGGTCCCGAGGTTCGTCTTGAGCTTCGCGCGGTAGATGAGCGCCGCCTCGACCTGCTTGTCGGTGATGGCCCGGCCGAGCGCCTCCTTGTTGGTCTGGTCCTTCCCGGTCTTGGTGACACCCAGCTTGGTGGTGTCGACTGCCTTGCCCTTGACCAGTGCCTTGACCAGCTCCGAGCCCGAGTTCAGGTTGGTGTCAGCCGGCACCTTGAGCCGTTGGCACAACCACGCGTCAAGACGGGCCGCGACGTCGCTGTACAGGTCCACGTCCTGCGCCAGGCGGGCGTGAGCCACCCGAACACCCTGCTCCTCGAGCTCCATGGCGATGGAGATGAGCTTGCGCTCGCGGTCATAGGCCTCGAGCATCCGGCGCTGCGCGAGCCGTGGCAGGAGCAGGTTGCCGATGGCGCGGGTGCGGTCCACGTCGCCGATGGCGTACGGGCCCACGAGCGAGACCGGTGCGTAGGCGATGAACGCCCCGACGTACCACTCGCTCTTCCTGCTGGGCGCGAGCTTAACCCCCGGGATCGGCTGGTGCTCGAGGAGCCACTCCTCGACCGCATTGCGCTCATCTGGCGGCAGGCCCAGGAGGCGGTCAGCTGATGGTTTTAACGCGAAGGTCGCCACCCGCGGGTCGTCGAGGAACAGCATGAGCATGGTGTCGTGGAGGCGCTTCCACGGCAGCATCGGCAACCGCATCTTGTGCACGCAGATGCTGATGTCGAACTTGGCGTGGTGGAAGGCGACGTCGCGGTTGGAGTCCCACACCTCACCCAGGGCCGCTCTGGCCTCGGCCCAGGTGCAGGTGTTCCCGCCCAGCGGGTGCGCCCAGGCGTAGTACTTGCTCTCGCGCCCAGGGATGCTGATGGCCACCCCCACCGGCTCGGGTGGGTAGGACGGTCTTGAGACAATTGGAAATGACTCAAAATCGACGATGGCTGCGTGTCTTAGATCGTTCATTCGGGGTGGTGCGGAGACTCGGACTCCACTGCATCCTACCGGCTTGCCTGTTAGTTCCTCCCAGGCTTCCGGTCTCTTGCACACCACCTTGGCACTGTTCCGGTCTTGCTTTCACCAGCTCACGTGCGGGTCGTGCCACCCGTCGGCCTGTATTTTCCGGTTTTCAGGCTACGACCGACAATCACTAGAACCGTCGCTTGCCCTTGCCCGCCTTCTTGGGCTCAGGCTTCTCCCGCTCGCTGTTCTTGGGGTACGCGGTCTCGATGGTCCGCATGGCCTCCTGGTTGCGCTCGTGGAGGGTCTGGAGGAGCTCGGTCGGCGCGTCGCCCAGCATTTGGAACGACAGCTTGACCTGGGTCTTGGCGTCCGGGGTTACGACGAGCTTGGTGTAGGACCCCCACGGTGGCCGGAGACGTCCCGCCAAGGTCTCGACGTACCCCGTCCAGGCCTTCAGGGACGTGGGCGGGATGCTCAGCGAGTAGAGGTCGCCCAGGAGGTCCTCGGCCGTCTCGGGCGGGGTGAAGCGCCCGTCCTTGTCGAGCTCGCCAGCTGGGATGACCAGCAGCTTGTAGGTGTTCCGACACGCCTTGCCCCGGCCCTTGTCCGATGATCCCCACTCGTTCTGCGGGCAGCCCTTGCAGGTCTCGTGCTGCTTGTCCTCAGCGTCGTCGTGGGGCCCGAGCTCGTCGATGTCCCGCCCGAACGCGTAGCAGTCCGGGCTGGTCGGGCTGTCGGGGTCGAACTCCGTCGTGAAGTAGCGGTTCTCCATCACGAAGTCGGACACCACCATCGCCAGGGCGTTGCCCGGCACCGGGTTCCCGTCGATCTGGAGAACGCCGCCCTGGATGGAGACGCGCTTAGCGCCTCCCCCCGCGGCGGCCGCCGTTCCCTGTGCGGCCTTCGCCGCCTTGGCCAACTCCTCGTCCCAGTTCGCGAGGGCTTTCGTCTCTGCTTGTTTCTTTGCCATGTTGTGCTCTGCTCCTTGTGCTTCGGTCGTTGGGTCTACTTCTTGGTGAGCGAGATCTTCTTGACGGTAATGCCCTCGACGCCGGGGACCTGCTTCTTGGCATCCCACCGTTCGGCGACGGCCTCTTGGCTGAGGCGCTTCGACAACAACTCGAAGGCGCCGGTCTTCTTGATGTACGCCTGGAGCTTGCCCCAGTCGCTCACAGTGCCAACCCGCTTACTGACGACGGTGGCCCGTGCCAGCTTACCGGTGATACCCTCGGCACTCGAGGCCGGGAGCTCGTCGATGAGCCACTGCTCGATGGCCTTGCGCTCCTCATCGAGTTTCGTGTCTACCACGCTGAGCTTGGACCTCTCTGCCCGGATGACAAAGAGCCGGTCGACGCACCCACCGAGGGTCTTCGGAAGCTTGATGTCCTTAGCCACGGGTCACCCCACCGCGCCGGCAGGTGCATGGTTTCACGGACGGCCCACCGTCGGGGCTTGTTTGGAACAGGTCACACGATTCGTTGTGCTGGTCTGGCACCACGGGTACCAAGCCGCCAAGCTCGGCCACCACGTGGCAGATCGCCGTGGCCAGGTCAGCAGGTGACCGGTAAGGGCCGATGAACACACGCCACCGCGGGTCTTCCTTGTGTTCCGCCCACAGAGCCGCGAACCGACGTGCCTGGTCCTCGAAACCCTGAAGGCCGCGCGACTCGTACACCTCGCGGTCCCGGCCCCTGAGTCGCTCACCGTCGATGCACACGGGGTCCACCGACAGCAGCACGTTGAGGTCTGGTGCCATTAAGCATGTGTTCCAGACCTCTAAGACCTTGCGGTCAAGACCGTCCTGCGTGCCGTAGACTAAGCCTGAGGCGGTGTACCGGTCGCAAACCACGTGTTCACGACGCGCCGCTGAGGCGCTCCACAATTCTTTGTGCTTCTCCACCCGGTTGACCACCTGAAGCGCGTGGAAGGCCTCCGGCGGCAGGATGCAGATGGGTTGCCCGTCTTGGTGATACCGCAAGGCCTTGTCGATGACCTTGCCTGACGTGGTGGTTCGGTCCGGAAACTTCAGGTAGATCCCATCGAGCATGTTGGCAAGCAGCTTGCTCACCGTGGTCTTCCCGCACCCGTCGAGACCTTCAATGGCGATGATCATTTTGCTTCCTCCTCGACCCAATCGTGTATGTTGCATGGGCGCCCAGTTTCTGGTATCGCGTCCAAGTTGCCGCTGAGCCCTGTGCAGTTGCCGCTGAGCCCTGTGCAGTCGCCGCGGAGCCCTGAGCAGCTGCCGCGTAGCCCTGAGCAGTCGCCGCAGAGCTCTGAGCAGTCGCCGCTGATCCCTGTGCAGTCGCCGCTGAGCCCTGTGCAGTCGTCGCGAAGCCCTGTGCAGTCGCCGCTGAGCCCTGAGCAGTTGCCGCTGAGCCTTGTGCAGTCGCCGCTGAGCCTTGTGCAGTCGCCGCTGAGCCCTGTGCAGTCGCCGCTGAGCCCTGAGCAGTCGCCGCTGATCCCTGTGCAGTCGCCGCTGAGCCCTGTGCAGTTGCCGCTGATCCCTGTGCAGTCGCCGCTGAGCCCTGTGCAGTTGCCGCGTAGCCTTGTGCAGTCGCCGCGGAGCCCTGTGCAGTCGCCGCGGAGCCCTGAGTGCACCCCGTACAGGACCATACCTATGCGTCGCAGCGGTTTCATTTGTGTGGGTCCTTGATGGCGCACACCGTGACCAGCCCACCATCCATAAACGGGAAGGTTTCACACGGCCCTTCAGCGCTTGCAACATCGGTGGTCAGGTTGTCGAGGCACCCGACCTGCCCCAAGAGACCCACCGCCAGGACCAACCAGCAGAGCACATTAGCCACGACACGGTGCCGGCCGGTGATGGACCCGCGCTCCTTTAGCCCGGCAGCTTGGCGGGCTCGTTCCACAGCCGCGCCCGCCACCGCAAGGCGGTTGCCACGCACGCTCTCCACGCGGACCGTACGCTTGCCATCGCGCTCGATGGGGGTCAGGATGGTGATGAACCCACCGTGGCTCGACAGCAACTGGCGGAAGCGCTTAGTTAGATGCCGTGGCTTGGCACCCGACAGGGTTCGTTGAATGGATCGCTGCAGGTTGGCAGCGGTGGTTCGAAGTTTGGACGCCGACATTGGTGCTCCTCGGTTGAACGTTGGGTTGAGAGGTTAAGGGTACTACGGGAAAAAGTGGATGTAAACCTTGCTGCTAGGCCTTCTTCGCGTGTCGGTGCTCATCCGCGAAGGCCTTGGGGATGGTACCCTTGCGGACCAGCTGGGACCGGTACCATGACGGGTAGTACTTCTTTTCGCCACCGACCTGGAACACCGTCACCAGGTGGGCGAAGATCTGCTCGTCGGTCTGACCGTTGATGACCATCTCGCGGGCCACGGAGGCGACGGTGGGCTCACGGGTGGCGGGTTCTTGGGCCTTCGCCAACGCCTTGCCGGCAGGGGCCTTAAGGGCTCGGTCGACCAGGCCCTGGTCCATCAACCCAGCCTTGCTCATGTCGATGACGGCCTTGGCCGCTGGGCGGTTGTGTGCGCCGGCCGTGGCCTTGAGGGTCGCCCGCTCTGCGATGACAGCAGCTCGGTCGGCGGCGAGCTCGGCCTTGGTTCGCCGTGTGCGGAACGCTCGGTCAGCGGCGAGCTCAGCTCTAGTCTTCGCGGCACGACGGGCCTTGTCGTACGCGGCTTTGGCTGCCTTCTGCTCGGTGGTCTGGGTGCTCTTGGACATGGTGTTCTCCTTGGACGTTAGACGTTGTGTAGCGTAGTGGAAACTAATCACGGTGGAACCAGCGGTGAGTGGTCGGCTTGACGGCCTTCAACCGGCCGCCGAAGGCGTCGCGGTAGACCTTCTGGGCGCCCTCAAGGCCTAGGATGCCGGTGTTTACCAGCACCTCCAACCGGCGGCGGACCTGTCCGCGCCCGGCGGTGCGGATAACCATGAGGCTGGCCTGTGCGACCTCATCGGCGCTATGCATGACCCACCTCGCGCATGAGGGCGCCGTACTGGCGCTGGACCTGGGAGAGGGTGGCTCGGCCGTCGCCGATGAGGCGCATGAGCGACTCCACGACACGCTCATGGGACACGGCGCGGAGGGTCTCGAGTTGGGCTTGGGTGAGCTCGGCGGTCTTGATGATGCGGTAGGTCATGATGGACTTGGCGGCCATGGTCTTACTCCTCGATGGCGGTCAGGGTTTGGGTGGTGATGAGGTCGGTGGCGCGGAGCTCGGTGACCTCTTCGTCCTGGTCGTGGTCGGCTAGGTAGCCGAGCACCATGAGCTCGATCTCGGTGTACCGGTCGAGGTTGAGCCGCATGGCGACGACGGGCATCTTCACGGTCTTGGCCAACTGGGCTTTGGTTTCTTGTGTCATGTGAAGAAGTCCTTGCCAAAACTGTGCCAGATTATCGGCGGGCCTTGCGTAGTAGTTGGTCTACCGACATGTCGCACGCCTTCGCCACGAGACCGATCAACTGAGCCTGCAGTGGGTCGGCTATGTTGACTAGGAGGCGTGGTGGTACTGGGCGTCGGAGCCCGGCGTTCTTCGACTGCTGGAGCAGCGACTCTGCCAACTGGCGGGTGGCTGGTACCTCGACCACGTCGATGGTGCTCCGTAGCACCGTCTCACCCTCGAGGAACTTCCAGCCCGTGACGGCACCGGTGCTCCGGACGCCGTGGTAGGACGTGATGTGGCCCCAGAGGATGGCCCGCTCCAGGTCCTGGGTTAGGCCACGCACCACGTAGCGGAGGCCGGTTGCTTTGACGGTGGCGATTCTGATCATTGTCATGTCTAAGAGTATAGCCAAGATCGTGCCAACATCATTTAACACAGTGTGGTGATGATGATTGCGTCACTTTGTTCCGTTGATGGTTGGCATGATTGTTGCTCTGGGGCCAACCTAGTGACATCAATTGTCACTTGTGCTGTGAAGAATCTTCCTACCCGGCACATTTTGCCACCTATCAACGGCTCGTCATTAGAGGAGGTTTCGGGCCGGTCATAGGAACACCCATGGACCGACCCGAAAGGCCCTACCTAAGCCTCGAGCTCCTCATCCTTGGTAACGCCTTTGAGCCAATCCCTAGATGGTCGAAGGTCGAGGGTTTCCCCTGCCTGGCAGGTGTGGCCGTTCTTCCAGCCATGCTTCTCCACCGTAGCCTGGAGCCCCTGGAGCACCCACCTGGCCACGGGTGGGCAGACCCCACGGGACAGGTACCCAGGGTGCTGCGACATCCCGCCAGGGCCCACCATATTGTAGGTATCGGGGAAACCCATGATGCGCTGGTACTCGAGCGCCGTCAACGGCCGGCCTTGGCACAGCCACCAGGTGGTGTTGGTGAGAGTAGACGCCAACCCACTCGGGTCTAGGAGCCGTGGGGTGTTGGACATGAACTGCCATTTGTCGACGTACAGCTTCGCCACATCACGGACTGAACCGAGTCGTTCAGCAGACTGGCCTTGTGTGATGAGATGACGACGGATGACTGAGGCCAAGAGACCGACTCCTTTGCTTCCATCAAGGAGCTTGGCACGTACTGCGGGTCGGAACGGCTTCAGTTTAGCCAGCTGCTTCTCCATACCACGAAGTACCCACGGATAGGCAACCTCAGTCTCGAGGCTTGGGAGTCTCATCTTCGGCGGTGACTTCTCAGGGAGTAGGATGTCCTTGATGGTAGACCGTTCTGTGGGCAATGGCGGCATCAGTAATGTTCCGCCCTTCGGCAAGAACACAAACCAAGCTCGCGGGCGGTTCTGAGGAACCCACGAAGCGGCGTTTTGGAGGACTCGATGCACCGTGTAACCAAACCTCCGAGCTATGTCATCGTGCACAGCTCTGGCCCCTTCCAACGCACCCGGCACGCTCTCGATCGCGAGCGCAGCCGCTTTGTTTCGGAGCGCGTACTCGAGGACCTGCTTGGTCTGCCCGAACTTCTTCGCGTCGCACCCCCGGCAGTGGGCACCCGCCGAGGCCACCTGCTGGCTGAACGCCGCGCACGGCGGATGGGCGATGACCAGGGTTCCTGACAAGTCCTGCTCGGCCGGCCAGTCGGCGACCGTGGGCCGGTAATCCAACTTGGGGTAGTTGTGGCGTTGGACCTTGAGGCCGTAGGCCGCATCCTCGTATGACCCAATGACGGGGTGGCCCTCCTGGTGGGCGGCCACGGTTAGGGAGCCGGCGTAGGAGTTGATGATGAGAACGGGTAACTTCTTGCTCATGACGTTGGTCCTTTGCACTGGGGTGGGAGTTCGCCCTTACCATCGCAGGTTGGGCACCTGGTAACTTGGAACTTGCGGCCCATGGTGACCCCCTCGCCCTTGCAGGTCGGGCAGGTCTGAGGCACGCTGAACGCACGGCGGAGGGTTTGGTAGGCCTCTTGGAGCACGTCCCAGTCGTAACGATCGCCGCCTCTCTTATCGGGGTGACAGTCCTTCGCGAGCTCCTTGTAGAGGTCCCGGACCTGCTGCCAGGTGGCGTACCGCGGAAGGACGCCCAGGACCTCACAGGCCTTGACGAAGGTCACGACCCGATCTCCATGACCTTGGGGCACCCACAGAACCGCTCACGGAACTCCGCGAGGGTGGGTATCCACGTAATCCCCGCCTGGAAGTGGAACACGTTGACCCGCGGACCGACGATTACGCAGGTCTTGCCCAAGGCCATGGCGTACCCGAGCTCGACGTTCGACCCGCCACGTGACATCGGGTTGTCGTCGGTGAACAGCACCAACACATCGGCCAACGCCACGTCGTCGAGGTCCTTCTGGGCCCACGCGGCGGCTATTGCCGAGTCCTTCCCCGGCCCGACGGAGAGTCCGCCTGTGTGGTAAAGCCACCGGCTGGTGATGACGTAACCCTCGACGGACATCAGGTCGGCGATGGCTTTGAGCTCCGTCTGACGCTCGAACCGGGAAGCAAGGTACACGCGCTTCATGACTAGTCCTCCAACGCTCGTTGCCGCCGCCGAAGCTCCCGGAGAGCGACCTCCTGCTGCGCCAGCTCGGTGTCCAGTAGCGTCTCCGCCGCGGCGAGCTCCTTGCGGAGCATCGCGACCCTGGCCGCAAGCTCACGCGCCTTATCCATGTGGCACCACCACGTGCGGAACCTTCTCCACACCTAGCGGCCTGATCACGATGTCCTTGGGCGTGACCTTGCGAACGCGGTAGAGGTACCCATTGGCTCGGATGGTGTCGCCCACACGCAGCAAGATGGCGCGAACGGCCGGTGGCGGGGTTTCCTCACCTACGTCCTTGGCCGCCTTGGTGAGGTCCTCCTCGACCTGGTCCATCATCGGCCCACCGCCCAGGCGCCAAGCAGGAAAGCCAGTGAAACCAGGAGACCCAGACCGGCACCGATGGCCAGCAACCGGCCCCAGGATTGTTGTGATGTGCGCTGCAACAGTGACATAGTGACGTTCCTCCTCTTAATTGAGATTCTGCTTCGACTCATCATCAAATGTCCATATGATTTGCCAGGTCGCGCGGTACCCGACGAAACCGTCAGCCAGGTAGAACCGCTCGTCGTCTACCTGCTCCACCTTGCTTGCCCAGCGCCACGGAGACCCGTGGTACGCATCCTCCTCGGTGCGGTGGAGGATGAGGTCACCGCGGTAAGGCATGGTGCAGTTCGCGCGGTGGCTCAAGGCACACAGCGCGGCTAGGCGCTTCTCCTCGCGCGACGGACCGGGCCGATCCACGTGGATGATGCTGTCACCGGGCGCGAAACCCACGATCTCCACCCCGTTGATGAGCAGCCTAGGCGTCCTCATTCCTCCACGTCCTTCCTCACGATGCCCACCTTGCGGAGCTCCTCCTCGAGACGGGCCTTGGCGATATCCTCGAGCTGCCGAGCCCTCTCCCTGGTTACCCCCAAGGCCATGCCCACCTCTTCAAGAGTTGGCGGGTCTCCCGCCCTTGCCCGGTCTGCCATGTCCTCAGCGCACGACAGATGGGGCGGTACCTCGTCGGGCTCTAGGTGCTCATTGGTCAACGAGATGTAACCCTTACTGGTGATGTTGAGGTAGTTGTTGTAGCGGCACGACACAAACGGGCACGGACGCGCGCCTCCCCGGCAGTCATCACGGGTATGAGGACGGTCGACGTCGGGGTAGTCCACTGGGCCCGACAGCTTCACCGGCCTGATCACCTTGCCTAGGCGAATGCGCACGGACGTGGGCCGGCAATCACACATAACCCACCGGGTGACCTCGCGGTCCAAGCCGTTGCGGCGGATCTTGGTCTGCACCCGGCGCTTGCCGAGATCTCCGCAGAGGGCGCACACCCTAGAAGCGCTTGGTGGTCTTGACATGGACTACCCGCTCCTTGTTCGTTGCCTTGGTCCACTTCTCGGCGTTCTCGAGGATGTAGTACCGCTCCATCTTGCCGGTGTCGACCATGACCTGCTGGTAACGCCGCTTGAGCCGCCGCCCGAAGGCGTTGGCCGCCACCCGCCGGCCCACAGCCGACCCGTTGAACCGGTCGCAGAGCTCCGACGCCGTCCACAGGTCGCGCCCCAGACGATCTAAGTCCTTGAGCCCGGCGATCCACGCGTCGAGCTCCGACCGGACCCCCTCGACCATGTCGCGCTTGGCCTGGGTGTAGGGCGGCGCGGAGCTCGGGTCGAAGTCCCCGTAGTCGAGGACCTCGCAGAAGTAGTGGAGCAGCGCCGCTGGCCCCGCGCCCTTGAGCCATGGGTCGTACACGGTCCGGTAGAACGCCCGGTCGAGCTTCGCGACGCTGACCTCGTGGATGAAGAACCGCCGGTCGTGCTCGTCCACGTAGAACGCGTCACCATGGTTGCTGGTGAAGTAGTAGTTGATGTAATCGGGGACGGTGAACTGGCTGATGTGCTTGATGTTGACGTTCATATCGGTCTGGGTGATGAACTTCTTCAGCAGGTCGGCGGTGGTCCGGGTGTCGTGGCCTGAGATGTCGTCGACCAGCACGAACTGCTTGTTGAGCGACCAGGCGTTGTGAGGGGTCTCGAGCTCGCGCTGGGGTATGCTGATGTAGTTCGACCCGTAGATGCGCCCGAGCGTCGTGCCCACGAGCGTCTTGCCCTGGCCGGTGTCCGTGGACCAAACGCCCACGGCTGATAAGAGCTTCGTGCCCAGGTGCTTGAGCGGATACCCGCACCACCGTTCGAACCACACCCGCGCCTCGGGCTCAGCTCCCTGGAACAGGTGGTCGATGAGCTGCCGCCACGGGCTCACGTCGCCCTTCTTCGGCTCATATGCCAGCCCCATCCACCCGTTGAGCCGCGGCTCCGTGACCCCGTTCAGCACGCGCGCCTTGCCGGGCGCATAGGTCAGCGCCTCGAAGGTCCTGCGGGCCGGCCAAGCGAGCCACTCCGGCGCTACCTTGACCTTCCGTATCTTGTCGTCCTCCAACTTCTCGACCACGAGCTTGTTCGCGGCCACCACCTGGGTGAACTGGTTCGCGGTCAGCGGCTTCGGCTGGGGCTGACCGCGCTCGTCGGTCGACGCCTCGTCGTAGACCATCGTGGGGTGGTGGATGACGGCATAGCGCTCATTCATCCGCCACAGGGCCAGCGCCAGGTCCGCCACCGGCGCTTGGTTGAACAGCTCCTGGAGGTCCTCCACGCTGTGGGTCAGGAGGTAGTCGTCCAACCCCACCTTGGCCTCGCCATCCTCGGGGAGCAGCACCGACCGAACGATGGCGCCCTGCTGGGTCAGCACCTCGGTGAACCTGACCACCGCGGCCGCGACGTCGGGCTTGGTCATCACGTCACTGTCGAAGCAGATGGCCACCTCACGTTGGTGGAGCGCGAGCGCCCGGATCTCAGGGAGCAGGTCCGTGCCGAGGCGCTTGGACATGAACGACCACACGCCACCTAAACCCAAGCACCGGATACCCGCCTTGCAGGCTCGTAGCGCCTTCTTCTCACCCTCCGTGAACCACAGCACCTGGTGCACGTCAGCCGCTATCTCTGGCCATGGTACCACCGGTGGGAAGTACACCGCCGGCACCGTGTCCTTGGGCTGCAGGTACCGCATGGGCGGGACGACGGTGGTACCGAACGGCCCTGGCTTAGACCCGAGGAGCCGGGCCCTCAGGACCTGGCGACGTCGACGCTGGGCGTCGAAGTACGGGATGGCGAGCGCCGGCCACGGCGCGCCGAGCTCCTTGAGGGTCCGCGCCTCATCCCAGACCTCCAGCTGCGCGTCCTGCGCGTCCTGCCAGGTGAGGCCCGACCGGGCCAGGTCGGCCTTGGCCAGCTCGAGCGCGAGTGTTGTCGTAGAACGGTGCTTCACCATGCTGCGTATGCCCTCGGTTGCAACTGAAAAAGGTGGGGCCGACCCCGCCGCCTTGCTGCGGTTGCAACCGAGGAGGAAGCTTCACCAGCTCGGCGGCGGGGCGACCCCGAAGGATCTAGGGATAGACCATGCTCTCGAAAAAGTAAATCTTGTTAGCGGGCCGCTGCCTTGACCGCTGCGTCGAGCTCTGGCCCAGGCCGCACGACCCTGCCCGCGCGGTTCATAGCAACTACCGCTTGGAACGGGACCTTGCGTACCTCCGCGAGGACCTCGGTGTACCGTTCGTCCGTGGGCTCGATGGGCGGCCGTTGCTGGAACTCCTTCACGAGGCGGTGCTTGGTAGCCCAGTCGCAAGCGGTCTGCACGTGGCTCTTGAACGCCGGGTCGCCTAACACAGACTTCGAGAACCGGCGGAAGTTCTTCATGACCACGATCATGTGGACCTTGTCCGCGAGGCGATTTTGCTTCTCCTCATCACTCAACCGGGGGTGACCCATTTTGGGAGTGGGTGTGGGAGGGGCGGCGTCCACCAAAGCGGCGATCTTCTCGAAGCAACCTCGAGCAACCGTAAGCAGATGGCGTATGGAGGCGAGGGTTTCGACCGGATCTCGTTGTGCTTGTGCTGGAACGACTTTTTCGGTTGGTTTCATGAAGTCCTCCTGTTGGTGCGTGTTGCTGCGTTTCCATACCGATTGAGCCGTATGCCCACGCAGATCCTGTGACGATGCCATATGGCGACTTCGCGCTTAGCTCTAGGCTCTAATTCGATGTGCCCATACAGACATACAGTAGATTCTATCTTAATTAAGAAGAATGTAAATAGGTAAGACCTAGAGGGGTAGGGTAGAAAACCGAGCCATCGGTAAACCCTATACTAACTCAAGCTCGGATCTGCCGTATGCGTATGGAAGGGCCTGATAGTGATGTTTGGCCCTTTGGGGTCCGCTTGATTCCATCACCACCCATTTGGGTTTGGGCCGCGGGGTGGTGGCTCCCCGCCCTCGCCTGACCCTTCTAATAGAGGTATGCACAGCGCCTGTAGCAAGATGATGCTGCTAATCAACCACGACACAAAGAGTTCGTGATGGCTTCACACGCCCCATTCGGTAAGCGGTCGCGCATTCCGCGGAGCAACAAACCCAAAGGCAAACCTCGTGGTAAGCCGTTCGCCAAGGGCACGATCAACAACCCACTTGGCCGCCCCAAGCTACCACCCGGCACGCGCGAGGCCTTCCAGGAGATGCTGCCGGCGGCTCTCAACACGCTCCAAGAGGTCTTCACCAACTCAGAGCACCCCCGTCAAGAGCAGGCCGCCGAGTACGTCGTCAACCAAGCCCTTGGGACCGCGCGCCAGTCGATGGACATCAGAAGCCCAGATGGCTCCGTAGGGTCCGGTGGTTACGCCATCAGCGTTAGCTTCCACCACGGGTCTGGGCTCGACCGCACTAAGGTCGTGCACGTCGGGCCTGACGGACAACCGGTTGATGCACCCTCACCCACCCCACCTGAGGTCGAGGAAGAACTCGCCAAGGCTGAGCCCCCGGCCCGCAAGCCAGGACGCAAGGTCATTAGATGATCACAGCCGAGGTGAACTTCGAGCTCGCGGAGTGGGCTGAGGTCCCTTATAAGGAGGCCGCACGCTATAAGGTCATCTACGGCGGTCGTGGGTCAGGCAAATCTTGGGACATGGCCCGCGTCCTCATCCTCCTCGCGATGCAGTGTAAGATCAAGGTGCTCTGCGCGCGGGAGTTCCAGATGAGCATCAGTGAGTCGGTGCACACGCTGCTCGATGAGCAGATCCAACTCCTTGGTCTTTGGGGTTGGGTGGTGGACAAGACATCCATCCGCTTTGTCCCCACGGGCAGCGAGTTCATTTTCGCCGGCCTTTGGCAGAACGTGCAGAAGATCCAGTCGATGGAGGGCGTCAACATCTGTTGGGTGGAGGAGGCACAGCGGGTCTCTGACAACAGCTGGAAGGTGCTCATCCCCACCATCCGCAAACCATGGACCGGACCCAACGGTGAGCTTCGCGACGCTGAGATTTGGATGACTCTGAACCCGGTCGAAGAAGAGGACCCGACCGCCCAACGCTTCTTGCTCCACCCACCGCCCAACACGATTCAAATCAAAGTCAACTGGCAGGACAACCCGTGGCTGCCCAAGGTCCTGCGGGACGAAGCTGAGCACCTCCGGCGGACCGACCCCGAGGAGTACTACCACGTCTGGGAGGGTGAGTTCTGGTCGAGGAGTGACGCGCAGATCTTCAAGAGCAAGTGGGTCGTCGACTACTTCACGCCGGGCGAGGACTGGATTGGTCCGTACCACGGCATCGACTTCGGGTTCAGCACCACGCCCACGTGCATCGGCCGGCAGTGGGTGTACAAGGATCGGCTCTACGTGGAGGAGGCCTATGGTGGACTTAATATCGATACTGTTGATCTTCCTGCTCAGCTGGACCGCCTACCGAACAGCAAGGAGCTTAAGTTCCGGTGCGACAGCGCGAGACCGGAAACCATCTCGTTCTTGCACAACGCTGGGTACGACGCTATTGGTGCTGAGAAGGGACAGGGGTCGGTCGAGGATGGCATCTCGTTCCTCAGGTCCTTCGAGAAGATCGTGGTCCACCCGGCAGCCAAGATGGCTGAGCATGACCTTCGCGCGTACAAGTACAAGGTTGACAAGAGGACGGGGGATGTCCTCAAGGAGATCGTGAAGAAGCACGACGATTGGCCGGACCAGTGCCGGTACGCCCTAGAACCATTCATCAAAGGTAAGGCCGGGTCGATGAACGACCTGGTGTGAAAGGAACCGCTATGCCACGCCACGTGAAATCGTTTGGGGCCGCGCTCGCTAGGTCCAACAAGCCGGTCCAGGACGCGATACCTGTCCAGGGGGCCGACGGGCTCAGTGACTTCGTCACCGGGATGAGCCAGATGGCGCTCAAGAACGAGAGGGTGGGCATCGGGACGCCGCGCGACCAGCGGATGTACACGACCTACCAGACCGTCGCGCCTCAGCACCGGGTGCTCCTCGAGAACATCTTTCGTCACTCGTGGCTCGGGCGTCGCATCATTAGCACCCTGCCTGAGGACATGGTGAGGCAGTGGCGCGACTTCAAGTGGGACGGGGTCGAGGACAAGGACAACGACGTTAGGCAGCTCAAACGCCTCGAGAAGAAGCTGAAGGTGAAGAAGAGCGTACTCGAGGCAATGAACCTCGCGCGGCTCTACGGTGGGGCGCTCATCATCCCCATCCTCAAGAGCCAGACCGATGAGGTCATGGCTGAGCCTATCGACCTCGAGCAGGTGACGAAGGACGACCTCGTGGCCCTGCGGGTCGTGGACCGCTGGCGCTGCTCCCACGATGGGAACTACGACACGGACCCGAGCTCGCCTCAATTCGGGATGCCCACCCACTACCTGTTGGCGGAGTCTGCGGTGCGGTTGCACCACACGCGGGTCATTCGCTTCGAGGGCCGCTACCTGCCCTATTGGCTGTGGAAGGCCAACGGGATGTGGCACGACTCGACGCTCCAGATCCTCATCAACAACCTTAAGCAGTACGACACTGCGACCGCGGCCCTCGCGACGATGATGTTCCAAATGAACATCGATGTCATCAGCCAGACGGACTTGCGCAAGTACCTCGGCACCAAGGGCGGCCCTGAGAAGGTGGCTGAGCGCTTCATGAACCTAGCGATGCTCAAGTCGTTCGCCGGCGTCGCGGTCATCGACAAGGACACGGAGGAGTTCCAGCGTCACCCCTACACCTTCAGCGGCGTGGACAAGGCCTACTCCCAGCTGATGTACGACGTCTGCGGTGCGGCCGACGTCCCGTTCACCCGGCTCTTCGGCCAATCCCCTGCGGGCATGAACGCGACCGGGGAGTCAGACACCCGCAACTACTACGACCACGTGGCGGCTCGGCGTGAGGAGTCACTCGATGGGCCTATGGACGAGCTCGACCAATTCCTGGTGCGGTCGGCTTTGGGCACCATGCCCGAGGATTACGAGTCGGAGTGGAACCCGCTCTGGCAGGAGAGCGCGAAGGAGGCAGCGGACGCCGAGCTCGTGCGGGCTCAGACCGCGACCGCGTACCAGGCGATCGGGGCCATCGACGAGGGCATCATCGCGGCCGACCTCTACGCCCGTGGTGTCTACCCCGGCATGGCGAAGAAGGACGTCAAGATGGCCCAGGAGCTGGCCAAGCAGCCCAACCCGGTAGCACTTCCCATCAACCCCAAGACGGGCCTGCCGGTGCAGCCGAAGCTGGGGAATGGCGTGCAAAAACAACTAGTTACGGGTGAGGTACTCAAGCCCGCGGCCGAGGAGGACGACGCCTAGCCTCTTGGTTGGCCTCAACACTGTGTACAACTAAGGAGACGCATGACACGCATCGAACAGCTCTCGAGGTTAGGGCACACGACCGCGACCCGGGTCCTTGATGCGTTCAACACGGACCAACCCCGCGACGAGAACGGCCGGTGGGGTGAAGGTTCAGGTGCCACTAAGGCGTCGCAAACTGCGCGCACTCCTGAGGAGCACAGGACGGTTGCTAAAATGCACACCGAAGCCATGAACGCGTCACCTAAATACTCGCACGCCGCGCAAGCAAACGCCTGGCGCGCGTCACGTACTTCTGGCGCGGCGGCTGCTCGTCTTCGGTCGTTCAAGGGAAAGAAGATGGGTTGATGCCCCATCTTAACGTCATCGAGCACATCCAACCCTGGCCTCACGTGGCGAGGATGCGCAAGCGTCAGGGCCGGCGTCTCAAGCCCATCCGCCCGGACCACAGTGCTGAGCTCTGGTACCGGTCGCGCCTCTCCGACCTCGTGCACCACACCATCATGGTCTGCAAGGCCGAGCTCCCGGGCATGCTCCGTGGGTCTTGGCCCACGGTCATGGACGCGGAGCCCGTGGACCGGGCGATGCGTGACCTCAAGGCCAAGCACCTGGCCGGGCTCGACCAGCTTGCCAAGAAGTGGTCCTCGCTCGCAGTGCAAAAGGCACTCAGTGGTGTGGACACGCGCTTGGCCAACGAGCTTCGGCGCTCGCTCGGCGTGAACGTCGCTGGCATTCTCACCCAAGAGGGCCGCATCGCGGGCGAGGTCAAGAAGTTCCTGGTGTGGAACACCGAGCTCATCACGAGCATCCCCGAGGAGCTCTTAGGGAAGGTCGGCGCCGCGGTCAACCAAGCGTTCACTTCGGGGCAGCGGGCTGAGTCGCTGTCGTCGCTCATCGATGACATTGGTGAGGGCGAGTCTGGCGAAGCTCGCGCTCGGCTCATCGCCCGCGACCAGCTGAACAAGATGAACGCTGGGTTCAACCGGGTGCGCCAGGACGATCTTGGCATTGAGTCCTACATCTGGTGGACGAGCCAGGACGAGCGGACGCGGACCGAACACCGCGCGCTCCATGGGCGGACTTTTCGGTGGGACGAGCCAGGGCCTTTGGCCGGGACCATCGATGGTGAGCCGTGCCACCCTGGCGAGGATTGTAATTGCCGCTGTGACGCCATCCCGGTAGTCAACATCGACGCGCTCGAGGCCCAAGCTGCGAGCTACGAGGAGACGAACTGATGAGCACTTTGATGAAGCTATCGGCCACAAACCCCATCGCGCGTCGGGTGATGGATGCGTTCAATGCGGGCCAACCGCGTGACGAGCGCGGGCGGTGGGGCCTTCAACGCTCTGCGAACAACAAGATTGAGAACGAACGCAACGCTACGATGAGAAGTCGTGATGTCGAGGTCAACAACAACTTATATGAATGCTTTGAAGGGGAAGGTCAAGTAGATGCGCTGCACCGCCTACGACACCACCCCCATCACGCGCCGGTCGCGGACGCCTGAGGGTTACCTCCTTGTGCCCGCGATGGTGGCGGCGTCGGACAACGTCCAACCCTACCTCGCCAGCGAGCTCGGTATCAAGGACGCCGCCCCTACCAAGCTCATCCGCGTGTTCCGCCCCAAGGCGGTGGTGGATGCGGCCGCCCCGCTCTTCAACGGCGTGCCCATCACGCTCGACCACCCGTCCCAGATGGTCAACACGAAGATCTACCGGACCGTGAACCGCGGCCGGGCTATGAACGTCGTCGCCAAGGACGCGGGCCTCGAGGCAGACCTCCTGGTGCAGGATGACGACGCCATCAAGGCGGTAGAGTCCGGGTCGCGCAAGGAGGTCTCTGCGGCCTACGACTTCGACCTGGAGATGACGCCTGGAACCTCGCCCCACGGCCAGGCCTACGACGCCGTCGCGTCGAACATCGTTCCCAACCATATCGCGCTGGTCCGCGTTGGACGCAGCCGAACCCCTAGCGGCAGACCATGCGCTGTCGCCGACTCAGTCATCAAAGGAGATCACATGAGAGTACTAGTATTCGATGCGCTGCTGCTCGGCGCGGCCACCTCAGTCCAGTTGCCCGAAATGGATGACGGCGCGGCCACCCAGGTCGACGGCCTGATCCGCAACCTAGCCTCCGCCCGTGACGCCGCCACCAAGCAGTGCGACGAAGTCATGACTGAGTGCGCGAATAAGCTCGAGCTTCAAACCGCGGACCACGCAGCCCAGCTCAAGACCGTGACTGACGCCCAACCGGCGCTCATCGCCGCCGCCGCCAAGGACATGGCCGACGTCATGGCCCTCGGCCTCAAGCATGGCCTGGCCCTCAAGGCGACGGACACCGCCGGCATGCGCTTGGAGATCGTCGCCGAGCTCGCCAAGAAGCCCGAGCTCAAGAAGGTCTTCGATGCCATGCTCCCGGACCTCACCAAGGCGGAGGATGGTCAGGTCAAGCTGGCCCTCACCGCGGTCGATGCTATGGGCGGTTTGGCACCGGTCAAGGCCAAGGCGCATGATGCGCTTGGGAAGGCCCTCGCGGGCAAAGACCCCAAGGTCGAAGCCCAGGCGGCAGACGCCGATGGCGACGGCCGCCAGCAATCCATCACCCAAAGCGCGAACGCCTGGAAGCGCGAGAAGAAGTCGTAGTCGGACGCCCGACGCTGAGCAGATAACACCAACAAGGAGAAATGAGCATGTCCATCAGCATCAACACCGTCGGCGGCCTGATGCGGCCCCGTGGCTTCAACGGCCAGACCTCGCGTCT